TGCAAGATGGTCATCAGTGGAACTAAATTTCACTATGGCCGTGCGTTGGCGAGTTACAATCCTTTGTCTGGTATTGACCAGGTTACAGTGGAGCGTAACTTCCTCAACGTAGATCTCATTGCTGCTTCTCAGAAGCCGCATTTTTTCTTGAATCCTACGAAAAATACTGGAGGGGAACTTTGTATGCCCTTCTTTTGGGAAGATAACTATCTTTCCTTGACTGATAAGGATTATAACAGTATGGGTGAAATCACTATTAAGTCTTTTGGTAATCTCCTTCATGCAAATGGAGGAGATGATCCTGTGACTGTCACCATTTATTTGTGGGCTGAGGACGTTGTTCTCACTATGCCTACTAGTACTGTTCCACTTATTTCCCAGGCAGGTAAGAAGGGAGGTAAGAAACTCAGTCAGAAAAACCAGTCGAACTCAATCACTACCAATGATGAGTATGGGTCAGGAATTATTTCCAAGCCCGCCGCTGTGTTAGCAAAGGCTGCAGGCGTATTGGCGGATTTACCGCTAATTAGACCTTATGCCCTAGCTACACAAATGGTCGCTGGTAAAGTGGGTGAGGTTGCGAAGATTTTTGGTTATTCGCGACCCGCTGTGGTGTCAGACATTCAGTTGTTTAAGCCAAATCCCACTGGTAATTTTACCAACGTTGATGCTGCTGATGCTGTTCATAAGCTTACGCTTGACAGTAAGGCGGAGATCACAATCGATTCCAGAGTCGCAGGACTTGATGGGGTTGACCAGATGGGCATTTTAGATATTGCTATGCGGGAATCTTATTTGACTTCCTTTACTTGGTCTCCCAATGAAAGTCCTGATACACTTCTTTGGAACAGTCGAGCAACTCCTATGTTGTTTTCGACATTGGATTCCGAAATCCATCCCACACCAATGGCTATGCTTGCTCAGTGTTTTAATAACTGGCAGGGATCAGTGCGTTTTAGGTTTCAGATTGTTAAGTCTGATTTCCATAAAGGACGATTACTGGTTCGGTATGATCCGAATAGCCACGGAGCCGCAGTTGAGTATAACACCAACTATTCCAGAGTGGTTGACATTGCGGAGGAGGACGACTTTGAAATTGTCGTCGGTTGGGCGCAGGCAGCGCCCTTCCTCGAATGTGGCACATTGAGAGGTCCCATCAATTATGGTGAGACCCGGCTTGCCCTTACACAGGGATTGGTCAACGGTATCCTTGAAGTTGATGTATTAAATGATCTTGTGTGTCCTGCAGAGGATGCTCCGATTAGCATTAACGTATTTGTTTCTATGTGCGAAGACGCAAAGTTTGCTGCACCTACGAACGCCAAACTGAATTCACTCCATTTGTTCCCTGAACAAACACCTGTGGCATTGAAGTCACAGAGTGGTACCATGGGAACTGAGAACCCAACTAATACGGATACTGATCGTCCAACTGGATCAAATGCTTTGCAAATGATTGGTTCAACTAACGATGAATCAGATCACACGTATACTGTGTTCTATGGAGATCCTCCAACGACTCTTAGAGAGTTATGTAAGAGGTATTGTCATACTCGGACTTGGGTTACGGAACCGCCGGCCGAGGGCGTTGCAGCAATTGACAATTTGCTGAACAAAGACGCTCCTTACCAATCTGGTTGGGATCCCGAGGGTATTGACTTGAGTGAGGTAGATGGTACCACTCCGCTCAATGTCGTCCGTAAGGACTTCGCATCTTGGTGGAGCCCTTGTTATGCGGGCGTTAGGGGAGCTAGACGTAAGAAATATTTGTTTAGTTCAAGGTCTGGGTCTACTCCGACCATATACCGAGATGAGTTTGTTGGCATTGATAATGGGAGCTTTTCGCGGGCAATAAAGAATTTTACCGTTAATAGCGCCGCCAATCTTACCAAATGGGCAACTCTTCGGACTTGCCCTGGTAGTGGTGCTGGTGCGTCAGCTACCAACATCGGTGTCAACAACACCATTGAAGTGGAACTTCCGTTTTATGCGGATACCCGCTTTCGCGGTGCGCGCAATGTTCGTGCACAATCGCTCCCCTCAAATTCGCACCATGTCGTTACGACTAATGCTACTGCTGATTCGGCGAGTCCTGTTTTTGGTTCGCGAAGTGATCAGACTATATATCAGCAGTGGGACGCGGTTGGTGAAGATTTTACTCTTATGTTCTTCACTGGTGCTCCTATCCTTTATAGCTATACTATTGCTGAGTTTAGCTAGAGGGGTAGTAAGCTTTTTATTAGTTTTGGCTATCTAATTAAAACTATTTTGATGCTTCATGCTTGTACGATAGGCAGCATGAAGAAATCTATCCGGTGGCCGGATAGTGCGTATGTAGCAATACGTGAGACGAATTGACACACTTGTGTCCTAGGTTTTTCCTTGAGATTCGTCTCGAGGTTTACTAGGTCGCACATTTAAGAGTCAGACGGTC